GGAATTGTATTTCGTATTGTAACCGAACAAGATATGTATCATCAAGGCCGAAGGTAAATAATAGTAGCATATAAAGGTAAGACATGGAAACTAATAGACGGAAAACGTGGCTGGATGGAGGAAAAGATGACCCGCAAACTTGAGGATTTATTAAATTTACCCGAAAACAAAACGGCAGTCGGCAAAGCTATCGAACAGGCGGAAGAGCTTGAAGCTGAACAAAAGAAGTATAAAAAGCAAGTCACTAAACAAGAACAAAAAGCTTATAGAGACTTTGCTGAATTAGATAAGATTACTACTGCATTGCCGGCGGTAGGCGGCCTTGGCGAAAAAGCTGATGAAGAGCTTGACGAAATTGCAGCAAAGGCAATGGAAACATTCGAAGATTTAAAAGACTTGGGCATGAACGTAGAATCAAGATATACTGCTAGAGTTTTTGAAGTTGCTGGTACTATGCTTAAAACTAGCCTTGATGCAAAAAGTACAAAAATCGATAAAAAACTTAAAATGATTGAACTGCAATTAAAGAAAGAAAAGCAGGACAAAGAAGATACCAAAGCAGATGGAGATATGGTTAATGGCGAAGGGTATGTAGTTACTGACAGAAATTCGCTCTTGCAGAAGCTCAAAGGGTTAGATAAAGATAAATAACATATAATAGGAATTTTTGCAATGAAATCTTTTAGCGAAATATTAACAGAGTCAAAGAAAACTTATCCATTTAAAATTGGAGTTGCTGGTGAAGTGCCGGAAGGATTTGAAGCTCATTTAAAAACAATGTTAGAAAAATTTAAGGTATCGTCAATGAGTTCAGCATCAACAAAGCCAATTCAAGAACGTCCATTAGATTTTCCAAACTTACAAAATATAGAAGTACGTTATTATGACGTAGAAGTACACTATCCGACAACGCCACAAGTATTAGCTGAATATATCAGTACGTGCAGCATGATAAATGCAAGTCATGTAGTGGTTCGTAACCCAAACGAACCACTTGAAGCTTATCAAGAAGCTAAAGAAGATGCAGTGTATGAACCACTACTAACTAAAGAAGACATGGGCGGCGCGTCGGCGCAAGTAGATGTTGGCGGCAATCGTGTAATGGATTTATTAAAAGAATTAGAAGTCGCTCGTAAAGAACGCGGGCTAGATCCAGCAGCCGCAGCACCAGTAGGTGAATCAAGTGATATAGCTGATTCCGAAAATTCAAAAAGTACCATAGGGAGCTAACAATGGATATGAAGAAAATGATTCAGCAAATGACTGATATCGAAACAAACGAAAAGCAACGGCTAAACGAAGAAGCTATTACAGAGTGCGGCGATGTTGGTATGGCTAGCAACGGTATGCCGCCGTCGATGAATATTAATCTAACAGCAAGTGGAAAAGAAAACATTGACGAATTGTTGTCAATGATGAGGGCTGCTGGACTAAGTAACGCCGGCGAAGTTGGCCCATCTCAAATGCCAATGCGTCAAGACATGGATCGTTTACGTGCTATCACAGCTGATCCACACGAAATGGAAGCTGACGAGGCATATGCCGATGAATTTGAAGATGCTGAGTATGATAACTCGCCGGATGAAGAGTATATGGACCAGCCCGAAGGCGGCGGCATTAATCGTAAAAAAGGTGCTTATACAGACGCAGAAGATGGCGACAATCCAATGGCTGTAAAAATTAAAGAGCAGTTACTAAAAGCACTTTCGGATAAAAAAGCTAAGAAGTAATGTCCAAATCACTTGATGGCGTTTTAATAAAAAAAGCTAATCAGAGAGAATCATTTACTGAAGAGCAAATCAAACATCTTAGTAAGTGTATGGATCCCGATGACGGTTACCTGCATTTCGCTAGAAATTTTGCATACATCCAACACCCGGTAAAAGGCAAACTATTGTTTGAACCTTTTACCTATCAGCTTGGACTAATGCATAGCTATCATAACTATAGATTTAACATTAATATGATGCCGCGCCAGACAGGTAAAACCACCTGTGCAGCAATTTATTTGGCATGGTATGCAATGTTTAATCCAGACCAGACTATACTAATTGCTGCACACAAATACACAGGCGCACAAGAAATTATGCAACGTATTCGTTATGTTTATGAAATGTGTCCTGACTACATTAGAGCTGGAGTAACAAGCTATAACAAAGGCAGTATTGAATTCGAAAATGGCAGCAGAATTGTAAGCCAAACAACTACAGGCAATACAGGACGTGGTATGTCGATTTCTCTCTTATATTGTGATGAATTTGCATTCGTTATGCCAAATATTGCAGAAGAATTCTGGACTTCAATTTCGCCTACACTAGCAACAGGTGGCCGCGCAATTCTTACATCAACTCCAAATTCAGACGAAGACACATTTGCTACAATATGGAAGAGTGCCGAAGACACATTTGACGAGCATGGTAACGAGCGTGAACTTGGCAGAAATGGCTTCCATGCGTTTAGAGCACACTGGAGCGAACATCCTGATAGAGATGAAAAATGGAAAGAAGAAGAACTAGGGCGCATCGGCGAAGAAAAATTCCGGCGCGAGTATGGTTGCGAATTCCTAGTATTTGATGAAACATTAATTAGCGCACTCAAACTTGCAGAATTAGAAGGCGATTCGCCTATACTTAATATGGGGCAAACTCGTTGGTATAAAACCCCATCATCAGAATATACATATGTAGTAGCACTTGATCCTAGTATGGGCACCGGTGGTGATAATGCAGCAATACAAGTGTTTGAATTACCTACATACGAACAGGTAGGCGAATGGCAACATAATACAACTGCTATCCCTGGACAAATAAGAGTTCTCAAAGATATTTGTATGTACTTAGAATCTTTAACTAAAAATCCTCAGGGAATATATTGGAGCGTCGAAAACAATAGTTTAGGCGAAGCAGCGTTGATTGTTATCAATGACATCGGCGAAGAAAATATCCCTGGATTGTTTGTAAGTGAGCCTATAAGAAAAGGACATGTTAGAAAGTTCCGTAAGGGGTTTAACACTACTCATGCAACAAAGATATCAGCATGTAGTCGACTTAAAGTTATGATTGAGAATAACAAGATGGGCCTACATTCGAAGCCGTTTATATCAGAACTTAAAAACTATGTAGCTACCGGCAGTTCGTACCAAGCAAAATTGGGCACAACAGACGACCTTATTAGTGCGTCACTTCTGGCAATAAGAATGATGACTGTGCTTAGAGACTGGGATCCGCGCGTGTATGACACCTTTGTACAAGCCGAGCACAACGAAGACTACGAACCGCCGATGCCAATCTTTATTAGTTCTAACTTTTGATATAAATACAGTATGATGAATTTAAACAGAATAAGTGAGGATCTTTTTAATAAGATTCGTGGTCGTTTTCCAAACGTAACAATTGGTGACGAATCCGGCAATATTACTAACGAACCAAAAGATGCACGTTTCTTTGATTTTGAATATACCGAAGACGGAAGAAGCCTAGGCAAAGTTTCTGTAAGCTTGTCAGATGAAAACAGACTAGCGGTCATATATTCAAGAGGCTTTATCGACGAGGAAGACGAAGCTACTAAAGACAACTGGTTTGATTTTCTTAAAGAATTAAGACGGTTTTCAAAAAAACGCCTACTTGACTTTGATGTTAGAGACATTACCAAGACAAACTTAACAAAAAGAGACTATAAATTCCTCTCACAAAACAATTTTGGAGACCCTTCGATGAACGAATCAAAATTATACGGCACAGGCAAAATCAGCTATCAAAATGTTAATAATGCAAGGATTGTTATTAAGCACAACGAAAACATTGATCAAGCAATGCCTGGTGCAAGAACAAGAAATATTAGTAACATTTATATCGAAAATGCAGAAGGCGAACGATTTAAATATCCGTTCAAGCACCTTAACGGCGCAAGAGCAATGGCGCAACACGTAAGTGAAGGCGGCAAGCCATACGACGATTTCGGCAGCCATATTACTAGTCTTTCTGAAGAAATGTCAAAGCTTAAAAAGTTTAACAGTTACATGAATCGTAGCAGTGTTGTTGCCGAAGGCCTAGCTGATTATATCGATATAGTAAAAGAAAGAGTTAAAACAGTTAAAAAGACTGTCGAAAGTCTACAAAAGCTAAATTATTACAAAGAAGCGATTGCAGGATTTGAAAAACCAATAATGGAAGAAGTGCCATCAGATGTTGCAGAAAACTGGATAGATCAACTTACTATTCGTCAATTTAATGAAGAGCTAAAAGATGTATTTCCATACATTTATAATCTAGTAAGCGAAGCAACTAAAGCCAAAGCATTAGGACCAGACGACTTAGTTGAGTTTAATGTTCGGGTAAGCAAATTGCATAAACCAGCAGGCGAATACAACCATTATGATATTTTTGTTGGTACAAAAAAAGTTGGTAATCAATATATTGCACTCGCTTTGCGCGGCAATAAAGAAATCAAAGATCTGCGCGGCGGCGGCAACACTCCAAATGAAGCAGTTGAGGCAGTTAAAAGTAAAATAGACGACATACAAAAAAAAGCAGAAAAGATAACGTCTAATGCTACAATTAATTTAAATGTTAACTTTGTAAGAGAAGAACTACCTGGATCGACTGTTGCAATAGAACCCGGCGACGCATTTTATGCTAAACTAGACAAAGGTCCGTCATTGGTTATTGCAAACGAAGATTGGGGTGACGACGCAAGAGAGTTCGACTTTCAAAAAGTTAGTTATAAAAAGTTAAAAAGTGATGCAGGACAATCATTTACAGGAGCAGTTTTTGCTCAGCCTGCGGCAAAAATTAGTGCTTTAAACTTAGTAAAACACGGACGATATCTCCTAGGAAGTCCAACAAGAGACAGCGACAATAATTATGTATTTCCAATGAGTTACCATAGTGTTGCCGCTGCATCTAACGATCCTCTTAAGTTAGGAAAACCGGCACTAGGAGTAAATCCATTAAGAGCAACCGAAGCTGTAGAATCACAGTCGAGTACTAGAGGCGAAGACAAAAAACCTAAAACACACTCAACAAGCAGAAGTTGGGAAAAAGCAATGAAAAAGAATAGCAAAGCTAAGGTACGTCAACAAGGTAAAAAAGATACTAGATCGTATGAAGAAATGATTGAGGCCGGTTTTGAAGAAATGATGGGCGAATGGGGAAATTATCCTGACGGCATGGATCATAATCAGCTCGACGGCTATGATGTAGAACATGCATGGAACGAAGCACAAGCCGAAATCAAGTTTGCAGTTAAAGAACACGACGTTGAAATACTAAAAGACATCGGCGATCCTGCTAATTATGATAAAGAAGTTATTCCGGATTTATTAGCCGACGAAGCTAGCGATTTAGTTTATGATCTCGCTCCACACTTTAAAGAAAGAGTATTCGATGCTATTGTTGATGACATGCAAGAATATGCATTAAAGCTTCTAACTCAAAAATTTAGACAAGTAATAGGGCAAGGAGAGAGTGTCAAGGAAGGAATGCCAGCTGAACAATTTGCTGCATTAACGAAGCATCATGAGAAGATGCACGAAATCCACGTCGATAAAGCAAATGCTGCAAAAGCCGAAGGTAATGCCGAAGCACAGCAATTACACAAAGAAGCAGCACGTCAACATGCAAGAGCAACGAATGCATTAAATATGCAGACTCAGGATGCTGTGGAAAAGTCAAAAGCTGCAACAGCATTATCAAGACAACTAAAGGCAGAATTTGAAGGTGCTGGCAAAGGCGAAAACGTTCCTGCACAACCACAAGTATCATTGAGTGAATTTATCTTAAGTTATTTTGATAGACATACAGGACAGTTTCCAAAAGGCAAAACTTCTGTTTTAACTATGGTCGAAAAAGACTATGGCGAAGAATTCATTGAACCAGCAAAGCAATTTATTGAAATGATTAATAATAAAGTTGCTGAGATGCAAGGTTACAGAGAAGCAGATATAAGTGAAAAATATCGTGCTCCTACTAGTGGTGAAATTGAAAGTTACATTGATACTCCGCAAGACGATGATGTTCCGGTGATTGTTCATTGGGAAGCCGATGACGACGACTTTAACATTTATGTAACAGACAAAACCGGCAATGAAATTCAATTCTCAAGTCAAGACGAAATGCGTTTCCGTTCAGAAGTTAATGCCGAAATGCAAGCCCAACACGACGATTACGGTGATTACAAGTACGAATTGTCGAGAGACCAAGGTATTGACGAGTGGGACACCGACCCGGATCAAGAAAAATCAGATCGTGACGAAAGCATGGATTATTATTTAGATAAAGTAGATCCAAAATGGCAGAGTAGAAATTATTCCGAAGCCGAGGCTTATGAATTTGGGGCCGCTGTCGAACAATTACCTGATAACAGAGATCCAATTTACGGAAAACATGCAGTAATATCAGCAGACGATGTTGTCGATTTACTAGATCGCCGCGGTCAGATTGCTAACAATGAAGACTTAGACAGAATTCAAAGGTTAGCAGGCCTTCGCTAAGAATACAATATAATTCCATATCTGATTTACTAAATTAATTTTGTAAATTATAATTGTATGCAAGCTAACGGATTGTCTGTCTTACTGTGTTTAGTTAGACCAACTGTATTCTCAGAAGGCGCCCAAACGAGTATTTGTAACTTTCTCTTTATATTACAAATATTTAAAAATTTTAAAAAAATAGATTGACATGATAAATAACATAGTGTAGTATTAATTTAAGGTGCTACGCATTAATTAGGCACAAAAGTACATAGATAGGCAAAAATTTAGGAGGCAAAAACTATGGCATCATTAGCAGAAATCAGAGCGAAACTTAAAGAACAAGAATCACGTGCAGGTGGAAATAATACACCCGGCGATTCGGCAATTTACCCATTTTGGAATATTAAAGAAGGTGACACAGTCACTATGCGTTTTCTCCCAGATGGAGATGACAAAAATGACTTTTTCTGGGCTGAACGTCTTATGATTAAATTACCTTTTGCAGGTATAAAAGGCGAAACAGACAGTAGACCAATTCAGGTACAAATTCCGTGCATGGAAATGTATGGCGAAAAGTGCGATATTCTAAATGAAGTGCGCGGCTGGTTCAAGGATCCTACTCTTGAGGATATGGGTCGTAAATATTGGAAGAAACGTTCGTACATCTTCCAGGGGTTTGTAGCGGATAATCCTTTGTCGGATGATACAACTCCAGAAAATCCAATACGTAGATTTATTATTGGACCACAGATTTTCCAAATTATTAAGGCTAGCTTGCTAGATCCAGATATGGAAGATCTACCAACAGACTATACAAATGGACTAGACTTTCGTCTAAGCAAAGGTTCAAAAGGTGGTTATGCAGACTACGGAACATCAAATTGGGCACGCCGCGAACGTCCGTTAAGTGATGAAGAAATGGCTGCAATTAATACAAATGGGTTGTTTAACCTAGGCGACTTCTTGCCTAAGCAACCAGGCGATGTTGAGCAAAAAGTAATGATGGAAATGTTTGAAGCTAGTGTCGACGGCGAACCGTACGATTCGGATCGTTGGAGCCAGTACTTCCGCCCAGCAGGAATGTCGGCAAAGACAGGTGATCCGAACAACTCTGTAACACCTAAAGCACCAGTAACTCCTACTCCGGCGCCAAAGGAAGATGCAGCAGGCGATATTCCATTTAAGTCTAACGAAGAAGCTAATGAGAAGCAAACTGCAACCACAAATGCAGGCGCACAAGACATTCTAGCAATGATTCGTAACAGACAAAGTTCATAAATTTTAATATTTTACGAACACAAAGCACTGGACTTCGGTCCAGTGCTTACTAAACCAATATGGAGAAATTAATGGTATCAAAGTCATTTGACCCTACAAAATTTAGAAACAGTTTAACTAAATCAATTACAGGCATGAGTGCAGGGTTTCATGATCCAACTGACTGGATCTCAACAGGAAACTATGCATTAAATTATCTTATCAGCGGCGATTTTAGACAAGGCGTGCCACTAGGCAAAGTAAGCGTTTTCGCCGGTGAATCTGGTGCAGGAAAGTCATATATTTGTGCAGGTAATATTGTAAAAGCTGCACAAGATCAAGGCATCTTTGTTGTTCTTATTGACTCAGAAAATGCACTTGATGAATCGTGGTTACACGCTTTAGATGTAGACACAGACGAATCAAAATTACTTAAACTTAACATGTCAATGATCGACGATGTTGCTAAAACAATAGCAACGTTTATGGCAGACTATAGAGCTATGGACGACACCGATCGTCCTAAAGTGCTATTTGTAGTTGATAGTCTGGGCATGTTGCTAACACCAACTGATGTAGATCAGTTTAACAAAGGTGATATGAAGGGCGACATGGGTCGTAAGCCTAAAGCACTAACTTCACTAGTAAGAAATAGCGTTAACATGTTCGGCTCTCATAATGTTGGATTAGTTGCTACTAACCACACATATGCAAGCCAGGATATGTTCGATCCTGACGACAAAATCAGCGGCGGCCAAGGCTTCATTTATGCTTCAAGTATTGTTGTAGCGATGAAGAAGCTTAAACTAAAAGAAGACGAGGATGGCAATAAGACATCCCAAGTACACGGTATTCGTGCAGCATGTAAGGTAATGAAAACACGCTATGCAAAACCATTTGAAAGTGTGCAGGTTAAAATTCCTTATTCAACAGGAATGGATCCGTACAGTGGATTATTTGATTTGTTTGAAGCAAAAGGATTACTTGAAAAAATAGGTAATCGTTACAAGTATATTACAAGCGAAGGCGAAGAGATAATTGAATTCCGAAAACATTGGACAGGCGACAAGCTGGAAATTATTATGGAGGACCTCCCAAGAAAAGAGGAGCAATTGCTAAATATCGAAGAAGCTGACAAAGAAGCAGTTATTGAAGATATAACCGAGGAGTAATACTTAATGAATGAAGAACAAATCGCTGATGTTTGGACTTTATTTAAAGAATATTTAGATAAAAAGCAAATAGATATTGTTGCTGAAAAGTTTGTTGATATGCTAGCAGACTACGGAGTAAGCGATGAAGAATTTAAAGAAGTTCTAGGTCACGATGCAATCCTAGACGCAGCAATAGGCTACTATCTAGATATTGATGCAGACGCATTTTACGATGAAGAGGAATGGAATTAATGGGATGGTACAGTAAGGTCACTCGTGATCTTGGACAAATACCAGCAGCAATACATTACTATGAAATTGAACTTATAGCCGCAAAGCAAGAAGTTAAACTAGTCGGTAATGTGGAAAAAGCTGCGGCAGAAATGCCTGGTATTGTTGAACATCGATTTAATCAGCTTCAAGAGATAGAAGCTATTCTGCAATATCTGAATATCGAGCTACGTAAATTACGTAGCTCGTTCTTCAAAAAATATCTCGAAACTTATCAACGTGCATTGTCGAGTAGAGATGTCGAAAAATATGTTGACGGCGAACAAGACGTTGTAGACTACGAAGTATTAATTAACGAGTTTGCACTAATGCGAAATAAGTGGCTAGGCGTACTAAAAGGCCTTGATCAGAAGCAATGGCAGATAACAAATGTTGTAAAGCTTAGAGTAGCAGGAATGGAAGATGCATCGTTATAATGGGAAGATTAAATTCACATAAACCTCAAATATTTAGATATAGATGCGAAGAACACCGAGAGATGTACGACATTGTTTATGAACTACCTGACAGCGCCGAAAAAGATACAATACTTCAACAAATCGAAGAAATCAAAAATGAAAAACAACAGCTTAGATATCAGAGATTAAACAATGGATAAATTTCAAGACTTTTATATTCTCGAAGGTGATAAAATACTCGAACGTGCTATGCGCAAAGACAGAGTCACCGACGTTAAAGATTATCAAAAAGCGCATTTAAACAAAGCATTACAATTTTGTAAACAAACTCGTATAGGAATTGATATTGGTGCAAACTATGGCATTATGAGTTATAATATGTCAAAGGTATTTGGTCACGTGTATGCATTTGAAATAGATAAAAATGTGTACGAGTGTCTTGATAGAAATGTAAAAGAATTAGGATTAAAAAACGTAGATATATTCCCTTATGGTTTAGGCGATACAACTAAAACAGTTGGACTGAATGTTAAGCCTGGTAAATCATTTTCTACACATGTTAACGAAGATGGCAATGATGCACAAATCAAAACCCTTGATTCGTTTGGGTTTGATTCTGTTGATTTTCTTAAAATCGATGCCGAAGGGTACGAACCCTTAATTATACAAGGCGCAATGAAAACTATCGAACGTTGCAAGCCAATAATCTTTTATGAAAGAAAAGGTCACGAAGAACGTTTTGGTTATCATAAAGGCTCTGTGCTCGAAATGCTTAAAGATTTAGGTTACAAAGACTTAGCTCATATTGATCACAAGAATGGAGTAATAGGTGCCGATTAAATCTGTTGTAAGAAACAACATAACAAAATGGGATTCGTTAGGTATAAATTTTTGGGGTATTAATAAAAATGCCACAAGCACAATAGTTAATCATTTTGCTATAGCAGAAGGTCTAATAAAAGAAGATGAAATTCATTTATCAGGCGGCCAAAAAGGTAAGTTAAAAATAACAGAACAATTCATATCAAGAGACGAAGCATTTTCTAATATGTTTTTGAATTTTACAGTAGTACGAAATCCATATGCTAGATTTGAAAGCTGTTACAAGCATCTTAAATATCCGTTAACTGATGTACAAAAAAATACAAGATTAAAGGCAAAATTTAATCCAAATTGGTCTGCAGATGAATTCTTAGATTTTATTGAGTACATGTTTCAAGATGCAAATTCATCTAAGGTTAATAAACATTATCAAAGACAATCTTGGTTTATAACCAATATTAAAAAAATGGACTATGTTATTAAGTTAGAAAAATTAAACAAAAGATGGCCGTTTAAACATATTACATTTCCGGCATTCATCTCTAATCCATCAAGTAAAATAGAAGTTAAATACAACAAAGATAGACTATATAATCTCTATCAAGAAGATTTTGAGAATTTTAAATATGAAAAAAGTATATGAATATTGGTTGCCCGACAGTGACGAGCATTTTGAACGTTTAATTACTAAACGTGTTAATAACAACGGCCCTGCACAATATCAAGATGATGCAAGAACTGAGGCATACAAGTATGTTACTGATTTTGAATTAGCAATCGACGTCGGAGCAAATGTTGGACTTTGGGCAAAACATCTAGCAGAAAAATTTGGTGAAGTTTGGGCATATGAACCTATAGACGAAGTATATCAATGTTTAGAAAAAAATGTAGTCGGACGTAATGTAGTATTGAATAAGTTTGCATTGGGTAATGATAACAGCACAATTGAGCTAGTTTATGACAGCGTAAATACTGGTGCTAGCTATGTTGACAAAGATACATTAGGCAAAGGTACTATACAAATTAAACGTATGGACGACTTAAATCTACCACATTTTGGGCTACTCAAAATAGATTGCGAAAGATACGAATTAGAAGTCCTTAAAGGTGGAGTTGAAACTATTACAAAATATAAACCGATTATTGTAGTAGAACAACACCCTGATACAGAATATTGCGCTGGAAAATTTCTCAAAGAGCTAGGCGCCCGAGAAATAACCAATGTTAGAAAAGATTATATTTTTGGTTGGTAAATATGTATATGAAAAAAGTAGTTCTAGTAACTGGCGGATTTGACCCAATTCACTCAGGGCATATAGAATATTTCAAAGAAGCAAAAAAATTAGGTAATAAATTAATAGTCGGA